GCGTAGTCATGGTCCCGTCCAGGTTGGCGATGCTTAGCGTCGGCTGAGGGAGGGTGCCGCTAGAGCGCATCTCAAAACCATCAGCCTGAACAGGGAAGCGCGTGTAGGCGTTGCCATCAAACACGATGTTGCCTGTCACGTTGGCGTTGCTGCCAGCGTGGAACCGATATACATCGGTGCTGCCGTGCAAATCATTATCTAAGTGCAGCTCAAACAGCTCAATGATCGCGCTAGGCGCAAGAACAGAAACGTCCTCATAGACGCTGCTGATCGCAGTCCAGACAACAGTGTTGTCAGTGACTGTGCTGCCAATGTCTGTCGGCCAGCTTGGCTCGCTGCTGGCAGAAGTGCCAGCTGTTGTGCAGCGAAACCACAGGCCACTGTTTTGACTTGTAGTGGCTCTGCGTATATCACCAACAGAAAAGGCTGTGCTGGCTGCCCAGGCTGCGACTGCTGCCATTACGGTTCAAAGACTTGGCGAAATGTTGCGTTGATTGTGGCTCTGTTCAGATATGGGATCGATTTACTCCAGCTCTCACAAACAAAATTAGATGCACTCCCCTCACCTGGCGGGGTGAAGCTAAACGACGCTGAATCATCCGCGCGGGCATCGAGGAAGGTTTCAATCGTGTCTGCGTCAGTTTCTGAAACCTCAAAGGTCAATTGATAGACCTTCGGATTTTGATTAAGTCCATATTTGAGCCTTACTTCGTAGCCATCCCCAAAACGCACAGACCGCGTTACAGGGCGGCTGCGTTTTTGAATGCCGTATTTCGGCGTTATAGACGGGAAAGTTGCCATCAGACGGTTGCGAGAAGGCCACCAGGCCGTTTCTGTTTCAGCAGTTCCTGTTGTACTGCCAACCCGATGGCCTTGCCAAGTTGAGCGCCCTGACCACTGCTTGCATCAGCTGAGGTCTCTGAGGCATCAACGTTGACAGTGATCGTCGTGCTGCCCATGCCGACACCGTTTGGAAGAATCGTGCCTGCACGGTCAGGAACAAACAGCTCAGGCCCACGCTCACCAACAACAGAGGGGCGGCCAACAGGCGGTCGGCCACCATTTGCGAAACCAAGCAAGCCACCAAACAGACCAGACCCAGGGAACGCAGTTTTTAGCAGAGTGTTGATACCAAGCTGCATCATCTGCCGAGCAACGTTATTCAATGTGTTTGACAGCGCTTCCGATACGCTCTTGGCTTGCATCAGTCCATCGACAATGCCAGTGCTAATTGTCTGACCGATACCGCCAAACAGTTGGTTTAGGCGTTGCGCTTCTGCCTGCTGGGCCCTTAACGCTGCCTCGGCTGCGTCGTTGGCCTCTTTTTCTTTTTGCTTGCGGTCTTCGGTTGCCTTGACGATTGCCCTCGTAGCGTCTTCTTGCTCGTACAGATTCGTCAGAGCCTCCAACTGATCTTTGAGCTGGTCTTTGGTCAGTCCGTCTTTGTTCTGCAGCAATTCTGTGATCTGAAGCTGCCGCTCAAACTGCTTCCGCTCTTCATCGTTCAACGCAGAGGCCAGTAAGGTCCGTTGCTCCAACGAACGCACACGATCTGCCGATAATTGTGCAATTTTTGCGGCTTCCTCGGCTGGATCCTTTCCGCCTCCTCCGCTCAACAACGCAGGTGGCTGCCCTGTCGCAATCGTTGGTGCACTTACGGCTGGGCTTCTTGCGCCTTCAACCCTGCGCTGAACTTCTTGGTTGATCAGATCGTTTGTTATTTGGGAAACGACTGAAGATGCTGAGCCTTTGTATGTCTTGCCAAGATGCCGGACAACAACCTCACCTGCACCAAAACCCCCGCCGGGCATCGGCCCGGCAAACCTCATAACTTCCTGTTCAGCCTCTTGCTTAAACCCTTGCTTTTCCAAGTCTGTTAACGAACCAGCAGCAAAAGCTCGATTTATGTTGTCAACAAGATTGATGGCAATCGAAAGGGCACCCTGTAAGGCAGGGCTTAGCTTTTCGCCAATTTTTTGTGCTATGCGCTCAATTCCGTCAACTAAAGTGCTGAACTTTCCTGCAAGCGTGTCTGATTGAGCGATTGCACCGTTGGCATACTTGCCGCCTGTATTGGTGATGTTTTGCAGGGCTAAGTTGACAGCATCTGCACTGATACGGCCGCCCTCAAGGGCCTTGCGGAACTCGTCCGAAGTCAGCCCATACATCTTCTGCAGCTCGTCTTGCAGGCTTACGCCGCGCTCTTGCAGCTGCAGCAGCTCCTCGCCCTGCAACCTGCCTTTGGCTTGAATCTGACCAAAGGCCGTGGCGATGCCGCCAAGATCAGCGCCAGTTGCACCAGCAACGTCAGCAAGCCGCTTGGTGACATCAACAACCTCTTCTGTTTGGAACCCGAAAGCTTTCAAACGTTTGGCCGTTTCAATCAGCTCAGTACTGGTGAACGGTGTAACGGCACCAAACTGCTGCAGCTCGCTGATGATGTTTCGAGCGTTGCCTAGCGAGCCAGTCAGAACCTCAAGGCTCTTCGTCTGCCTCTCAAGTTCTGCAGTTTTGAAGATGACGAACTTGCCCGCTTGAAAGACTCCGAAGCCAGCAGCAAGACCGCGAACAGCCTTGCCAAGGTTGTTGACACCTTTCGAGGCCCTATCAGCTGCCCTACCTGTTTCCCTTATTCCTTTATTAGTTCGACGGATGCTGTTCTGCGCTCCGTTGGCAGCACGCTCTAGCCGCTTGGTGCTATTCGTAATCTTGCCGATCTTGCCGCTGGCCTGATCGTTTAGCTTGATCAGCAGGGTTACGTCCTTTGCCACGGCTGCTCAGCAATAAGTCAATACTACCGCCGCCTTTGCTTTGCGCGCTGCATCGCTTGCTCTTCCATATCTGACTTCAGTTCGTAGTACGCAGCAAAGTGAACAAGCTCCGCATCGGTTAGTTCTGTGCGAAGCCTGCTGACTGTCATGCCTAGTTCGCAGGCCAGGTGAAACTCAAAAAAGGTCCACTTGTCCTGCTTCAGTCGTTTTTTGCGTCTTCGAGATCGGCATCATCTCCAAGGCCGAACAAGAACAACTCGATCTCATTCAGCACAGACTCAGGAAGCTGGCGCTGGAGCTTGTTCGCATCCGCAGCAGCAAAAGCCTTAGTGCCATCCTCAAGCTCTGCAATCTGGCAAAGCATGTTGGTGCTGATGTCTAGTGCCTCATCAGTGCCAGCCAACTGCTGTGCTTTTTTACGGTCGGCGCGGGTGATCGGTTTGAAGTACAGATCAATGATCTTTTTGCCTTCCGCGTTCTTCAGTTCAAACTTGCGACGCTGGTTGAGGTCAAACGCCCCAACCAGCAGATCAACGGTTCGATTTGATGCAGGCATTTAAGCAACACTTTTGCCGCTTAAACTATAGCCTTATCACTGAAGGTTGCCGGTGATGGTACCGCTGGTGATGAAGTTACAGGTCACGATGTCAATCTCACCAACAGTGGAAGTGATCTCCATGTCGGTGATGATTCCGGCAAAGCTCACAGAATCGCTACCTGAAGTTGTTCCAGTCGTGAACAGCTCGAAGGTGGCGTCTGCAGGATCTGCAGTCGTCAGAACGTCTTCGAGGAAAGCAGCCTGACCGGTGGCGTCGGGGTCATAGACCAGCTCAACAGTGCCGGATCCGCTGATCATGCTGCCGACGAAACTACGGAAGGTGTCGCCGTGCTTGGAGACATCCAGAGTTTCCTTGGTGGTTGAAAGGCTCCAGCTGCGGGTGCCAACGATGGTGGCGTTGCTTGAGCCAGCGGCGTCAAATTGAACTGCGCCTTGTTCTCCGCGAAGGACGGCCATGGTCAGAGTTCCTCGATGAATTCAAAGGCCACACGGACCTGTGTTTGGAAATAACCCTCGGGACTGGGAGAACCCGTAGCCTCTGGGCCGTTTGGAGCGTCGAAGAAAACCCCCGACACGATGATCCGATTATACAAATCTCGAATACGTTTACCAATGACAAGGTTTGCGCCGGGGCCTGCGCCTTTAGGCGTGAAAATGTTGATCAGCGTAAGCCCAGCAATCCGGTTGTAGCCGCTAGTTGTCAGGCCATGGCCTAGGTATTCGTTAGCTCCGAAGGCGGTAAGGCATTGCACCCAAGAACTGTTAGGCGTTGGCTCATACGCCATGTTGTTAAACACCACCGGCAAGGCGGGGCTGTTAGCAAGCTCTGTGGCAAGCCTGCCCTCGACCGTTGCCCGGATTGCGTTGAGATCAGCAGCGGCCATTAACTAAGCCTCCGGACGGCCCTACGGACAATCTTAGGCATGTCTTTGTCGGCGACTTCCTCCAAGATTGATTCGTGGTAGTTCACTTGCGTGCCCTGCCTCGTTTTGTACTCAGGGGTGCCGCTGCTGTTTACCCAAGATGGCGGCAGGTTTTCGCCCGTGATCACCGGCTCTGCATACACCGTGTTGTTGAATACGCGACCCTGCCTTGGGTTGTCCATAGTCATCTGCCAGTTGCCAATCAACACGCCCGTATCAACAGGTGTGCCCAGGCCGCCTCGTGATGCTGCCTCGTACAACTTCAGCTTTGAATGCAGGTCGATCGTGGCCTCTTTGACAACAGCATCGGCCACCTCTTCTACAAAATCGCCAAAGTCGATCTTCACGATTACGCCCTCAGGATCAACTCATGAATGATCGCAGTGCCGTCCTGTTCCGTTGTTTCCACACGGATGATCTGATGAACAACGCTGCTAATAACGACGCGATCCTTCGTCTCAGGCGCGGTGGCAAGGTCATCAGCGGCAACCGTTAGACGCTTGTCACCAGCCTGCACCAGCTCGTTCACCTCGCGCAGGTTCACATCCTCAAGGATGCCCGGCACCGTGGTGTCATCCTCTGTTTCAGCAATAGTGCCGTCTGAGGTGTCATAAGCACCGGCAGTTACAATCCGCACGGTCACATCACCGCCGAACTGCTTCAGCACATTGCTTGCAACCCGTGCCAGCGAATCAGCAAGTGCCATCAGAGGCGATAGGCAAGGCAAGCACCGCTGGTCAGCGTGATGCTTGTAATGATTCCGCAGATGTAGGTGTCAGCCACAAACGTCTCACCAGCAAGGGTGTTGCCGGTTGCGTTCTGCACAGTGATCGCATCAATCACCGTGTCTTCCTTGAAATAAATCTTGCTGAACCTGCCGGTGTGGGCAGCAGTGTCAGAAACAAACTCGAAGCCGCCTGAGAGATCTGCGTACATGGTCAGCTCCGTTTGATAGCGATGTTGCCTGGTCCACTAATTCTAAGACCCGTCAAGTACCTTTCAAACATCGGCGGGACGTGATCTGCACCGACAGCACCTGTCTTATCTGGCGTGACATCAAGGCTGCCAATCTTCACGTTTTTGAAGTCGTTTAGACCGCTAAGGCTGATGCCGTCAGTGTTGTTCTTCAGGTAGACGGCAAGCTCAATCTGCGCCCTCTTCACTTGATCCGGGATCTCTTCGTCGGTGAAGTAATCGTCAGAGATGCGGAATGGAAAGCCAGTGGCGTACGTATTGACGTAGGTATCGGGCTTTCGCACGCCAGTACGCGGCCATTGCAGTGCTTGCGTATCCGTGGCACGTGCGCCTAGAAATCGTTCACGGTCTAGCCGCTGTGCTGCAGCGGCCAAAGCCCGATTGCGAGTGTCGTCAGTGCCGGTGGTCCATGCAGACACATCCGTGCTGCTGATCAT